CGTCTTACTCTTATTAACAAGAAACGTATAGTCAGCTACTGTCAGTGCTCGTAGTTCCTGTGCTGGGTTTGTTATACCGCTCAAGTAAGACTGAGCAATGGATGTCGTGTAAACAGATATAGAAGTACCAAGTGATAAGTTAACAGCACTGACGCTACCACCCACTGATACATTGATAACGTACTTGTTCGTCTCGTCCCGTTTAACAAAGTGTGTGAATAGCTTGGATGGTTGACTGCTATCTACATTCTTTATGTAGCTTGTGTGTGGTCTTTTTACCAACCCTTCAACAACAGTAGCCCAAGCATTTATCTGCTCGTCACACTGACCGGGATACCTAAGATTGTCTGGTTGTTGTGATACGCCCTGAGCTAGGTTAGGTACGCTGTTAACTAATAACGGCATTATCTATCTAGCACTCGTAACACGCTGTAATCATCAAAGATCGTTCTGTCTGATGCTTCACTGTCTGCATCTATAGCACGGGCTTTCGCTTCTATCTCGTCACGTGTGGCAAAGCCTTCTATCTCACGACTACCAAGGAAACGATTAGCGAAGATGCGGGCTGCTTTAACGGTGATGTAGTGTCGGAACTGTTCGGGTAATTCTTCGAACGGTAACTCAAAAGTTATGGAGGCTTTAACCTCCTTTGACCAGACGTCGGTGTGATTCTTCCTATCGTATAGTTTTAATCCACGTTGTACTGGGTCGTTGTCTGTATAAATTTGCGGGTCAAGATCAATACGTAACGTATTATTGGGAAGCATGATCTTGTTGTCAAAAGTGTTGGGGGTAAGGACGTATTCGTGCTCGGTGTTAAAATGCCAACCCTCTGACTGTACGGCTCTGCTTGTTTCGTCTAGGGTATTCTCTGCCTGAACAACGGTAACTGGTACAGCTGTCCCTCCTAGTGTGTTGACGGGTGCTTCTCCGATGACGCTAATCATCGTGTTTACTGCGTTAAGTTTAGTTGTCAGAGCCATAGTAATAAAAGGTTCGGTAGAAGGGAGCGGAACGAATCACAGACCTCCCAACACCGAGAGAGTGGTTACTTCTGAAGCTCGATAGCACACTCAGGACGGAGAACTCCGTGACCCATAGCATACTTCGCAACAAAAAGTGTACCTTGACGTTCGATTTGGTACTCAGATTCAGTAGCCAAGTCGAGCAGTTTAACAGTTCCAACAGCAGCAGAATGAGAAACGATACCAAGCGTGTTAGTAAAGTTTCCGTTGTATCCTACTCCGCTACCACCGAACACGTCGTTAGCAGCTTCTCCGTCACCGGTAGCATCAGCAGACAAGTCAGTCGATGGAATGTGGTTGGATTTGTAGATTGTGATACCTGCGATTTGAGGGATCGATCCTGAAGCGATGCTTCCTACACCTCCGACGTCTTTGTTGACAGCAGAAGTAGAGATAGCCAACGCACCTGCACCACCAGTGATTAACTTGTAGTACTCTTGTGGACGAAGAACGCAGAAACGACCGTCGCTAGGAACGTCATTTTCGTCAAGCTTCTGAGCAGCAGTGAAAAGAGCAGCTGTTAATTCTGCACCAGTTGGATCAGTGTTGTCAGCGTCGTCAGCTGAGTCACTTACATTACCCATTGCATTAGCAGAAACGTCGAGGATACCGCCAGTCTTACCACCAGTTACGGCAGCAGCAGAACGAGCAGCAGCGATGAATACTTTAGCAAGAGCAGTATCGAAACGGACGGCAAGAGCTTTACCCAACTCGTTAGCGTAAACGCTGCGGATGTCGTAGTGGTTCTTTACGTCGTCGATGTTGCTTAAGAAAGTAGAAGCCAAAAGCATCTTGTCGATAGTGATGACTTTCTCAGCTTTCTTGATGTCGCTTAAGTAACTGTTTCCAGCGTCAGCGATGTTTTCACCGGGTGTGTGGTAAGCAGCAGAAGCGATTCCTGTTACAGGGAACTGAGCTGATTTACCGTTTTCGATTGTGCGAACAGTGTGAAGTGCTTTAAAGATGTTTGACTCTTCGAAGGTTTGCAGAATTTCTCCGCTAAACTTTTTAAGAAACAACGCATCTGTATCACCAGCACTATTAATTTGTCCAACACGTGAGGGGGATGTATCTCCATTAGCCATGATATATTTTCCTTATGTTGTATGTATTATAGTTGTAGTTATTGGTTGGTTGACTCTCACTTCGTTCGTTCACAGGATTATCTACCGCAGTAGGTCGAGGACTAATTGTCGTAATTGTCTATATAAATATGTTACCGATTACAATAACAGCAATAAATACACCAATTGTCAACACTAGTGCTTTCTCTAGTTTTGTTAACTCACGGTATAGCCGTCGTAATCTTTTAATTTGAAACGCCATTCTTTGCTTTCTTGTGAACGTACCTCGTATATATGATCGGTATGACATTCCATAATACTACTCCAATTAAACAGACTTTTAGCAAGCCATAAATTTCAGTAAGCATGCCGTCAAAAAAGCCGTTGTCCATTGACTCATCTAGTTGATTATTAACGAGTTGCTTAATGTCCCCTTCACTTAACGCCTTGACTTGCTGTGTTAAATGTGCGTTTTCTTCCATGTATTTGGACACTTCTCCCACACCCCATCCGACGGCAGCACCGCCAGCAGCAGCACCGGGACCACCTAGACTACCAACAGCTGCACCGCCTGTAGCTCCGAGTGCTGGATAGAAAGACGCCTTGGAACAACCAAAGAAAAAACTCCCTAGAACCGATAATAGGAAGAAAAAGAAAGTAGGTCGTCCAAGGCGTCTCAACTCTTATTACTTATATGAAATTTATATAGTATTAATCGAAGCTTACAAAGCAAGTTAATACGTTGAGGAGCTTGCGATTCATATATTACTCACAGCAAGCCGTCTGTCAATCTCTTGATGATAAGCTTTGTCACCACTACGATAACGTGGGTCAGACTGTGCTCGTGCTAATTCCTGCATACTCTTAAAAGGCATAGTGGAAGAACCGCTTACTGCTCCCTGTACCAGCTTAGGTTGTGTTGCACCTGTAGCATTTTGATACCTAGCGTACAATCCTTGCACTGCTAACTTCGCTTGGTTGACCGTGCCGGATGTGACAGCTTCGTCAAAAGCGTCGATCTCTTCCTGCGGTAAATGTTCGTTGGCCCATTCAGCCATCGCATCGTAGTTATCACCTGCGACTCCTTTGATCTGGGCTTCTTCTGATTGCAACAACGCCTGTTGACCAGCTGCGTAACTATCGACAAGATCACGTGGTAATCCTATCCCTTCAAGTTTCTTATAAGTGTCTTCAGATAGCTGACCGTCGTTCTCAAAGAACTCCTTACTAGCTTCCACAACAGCTTCATTATAATTACCAGCTTCTTCTTTGTTGTCATCATCGGTTTGTTGTTCTTCGGGTTGTTCAGTTTCTTCAACTTCTTTTGTCCCTTGTCCCATTCTTTTTTCAAGCTCCGCATATGCCTGTGCCATGTCCTCCGCTGATTTAAACTTTTCAGGAAGCCATTCAGGACGTTCCGTTGTTTCCTCAGCTTGTGGTTCCGCTTGTTGTTCTTCAGGAGTTTCAACCGTTTCGTCAACGGGTTCGATCTCGTTCGGTGCTTTTTCATTTATCTCTACTCGGTGTAATTCAGCCATGATAGTTTACTCTTCGGGTGGTGGTTGTTGTTGTGCCATGTACTGCTCCTGTGCAGCATTGATAGCAGGTGCTACGGCAGGACTACCCAACTTCATCATCATCTCTTGTTGTTGTTGCATCTGCATAGCTTGTTGAATCTCTTCTTCCGTCTTGATCAGTCCCTCAGTTTCTATACCAAGAGCAGTAGCACGACGCTTGAAGTAATCAGATACATTCAGATACTGTGTCACTGCTTGTGGTCCTACTACCTGATTAGCACCTGCCAAGAATAAATCAAGACGTTGTAGATCATTACCACGACCAAGTGCTTCTACACCAGTAACGATAGTAGGTTTAACAATATCTTTAGGTAGCTTAGGCAGACGCTTGTCCTTGGACATACGATCCATCAGACGACTGACGATTGGTAGTTGTAGTTCCTGTGATAAGAGAGAGTAGAGACCGCCAAGGGCAGCTTCTAGTTCTTGACTGAGCATTCTTATCTCCTCAGCGGTCACTCTCTCGGCATCCCTAACAACCCCTGATGTCAGTAGAAAGGCTTGTGATAGACGATCCGTAATCCCTTGCATTGTTGCTTGAGCAGTACGGAAGTCATTAAATTTATTAAGTTGTAAAACAGATACGTCTCCTTCAGACCCTTGTACGATTGCACCGTTAGGAGCTTCAGCCAATGTACGTGAACGTGTTGTACCGTTAGGATTAACCATGAACAATACTTTAGCTGCTGCTGCACTACCCTCTACGATAGCTTTAGTCAGTGCTTCCAACGACTTGATGTCACCAATGTATTCCTCAACGAACCCACGTCCGTAGTCTTCTCCGTCTATTCTTGTGTAACGTAACGGTAACCAAGGAGACTTATCTAGCGGATACGATCCAATGCTCTCCTCAATAACGATACCCTTGACGTCTTGTTGTACGTTAAACTTGTCTCCCTCTCTAACGATGGAGGTGTACAGATCACAGGTGTTTTCTTTTTCCTGACGGTATACTTCTTCACGAACACTCTCAGGTAACATCATAGGTGCTACCGTTTCTTTGACTGCTATGTGTGTAACGTTACCCATTGGATCACGCTTAACAACGTAACGATCCAAACGAAACACTCTCATGCCTCCTTCATCAGGTAAGTACAACAGACTGTTACCACTGATAAGAAGATTCTTGAGTGCTTGGAATATACCGTTCCTGAAGTTTTGTACTTCTACTTCCTGTGATACACTACGCTCAACATCAGCCAATGCTTTCTCTAAGTCCGTCCGTAACTGCTCCGCTCCCTCTGGTCCCAGTTCAGCTTTTGCTTTATCTAATTCGTAGCGATCTATGACCAACCGAAAGAACGGAGCGTTAGGCGGTAGTAGGGCAAGTAAAAGTTTAGACGATAGATTAAGAACACCACGTGCTCCTATGCCTTGATACGGTGTGTAATACTTAGTAGCGTAGTTGTGACCGTCAGGTGGTAGAACATACGGCAGGGTCAACTCAGAAGAGGTACGTCCTCTATCTAAGAACGACCACCGCTGATTCTCTAACGAGTGATATAGACCCTGTGCTGTCTCTTGCATATCTTAGCTTAACCAGTCTGGTTTAGGTTTCTTAACATAGGACTCATCAGCATCAGCCATAGCTTGTTGATTTGCATCCCAATCTTCTACCTGTAAGTCAGCACCTGTGCGAGCGTTGTACTCAGCAAATGTTTCTGTTACTTTAAATGTACGATCTTCAGGTAACTCCTCACCGTTTAATTGTTTCTGCATTAAGTCGTTACGACGATCTACGTTTGTGAAAGTGATGACACCTAAGTAATGGTTGGCTACACGATGCATTTCATCTACACCTTTACCGTTATCGTATAAACTATCAGGAGCATCTTTAGCGTGAGGTGATAGAGTAGTAACATTACCAGCTTCATCTCTTACTCTTAACTCAGAAGTGGTCACATCCTCAGCATACAGCTGCACCATGTTGGTAGGGCTAGATGTAGGAGCAGTAGCGTTTCCTATACCTATGACACCACTAGCATCATCACCGAAGCTCGTAACACCAATACCTACATTGCCTGTCTGAGTGATAACCATTCTTGCAATATCAGGATTATCGTCAGCAAAGAAACCTAAAATTCCACCACCTCCAATATTCCAATCAATCGCAGTTGTATGAATACCCCAAGTTCCTCCGTTAGCAGCAATATTTGACAATCTAAGTTGTCCCGAAGCTAATGTAGAACCATTACCTTGTGTATCAATTATATGTAACCTAGCACCGGGACTCGTAGTACCAATACCTACCTTTTCTGTACTGATTGCTAAAGCTGTAGCGTTACCTGCTCCGTCTTGGATTGCCAAGGCATTAGAGCCTGTATTGTTAGCTATACCGTCGGTATAATCGTTTACTTGAAGTAAGCCTTTATAAGTATCTGCAGGTGTTGTTCCTGTTAAGTCTGCCATTTTATATATAAGTTGTAATTGTTAATTTAAGTCATATTATCCCACGTTGTAGTGGTGTGTGTTTCCCAATCCGTAACCAAGAAGTTGTAATTATGTACGCTGTAATATACTAACCAATCAGGAGCGACTCGTACCAATATAGCCTGTATATCTGTGGCGTATCTAATAGTATGGTCAAGCGGTGTTGTTAGTATTATATCTGAATACAATCCGGGTTCAGCTAGTAACGTACCTGTGCCGGGACCGGGTGCGGGACCATCAGACGCATCGAATCCGTACAGTTTTTCAAACGCAGGACGTGTAAACCTATTAGGAATACCTGCTAAACCGCTAGGCTTATTAAGAGCCGATGGAAATACATCAAGCATTCTTACAACGAATCAACTGTGCCTGTAGAAAATACGCTGTGTGTACCGCTGGTGTAAGCTGTTATGTTAGCTCTGATC